AAGTCAGTAATCATTGTTACATGAGTGTCTTGTGTAGTTTTTGTATCACCAGAACCACCACCCCTTCCGCCCATAACAAGATTAATGTCAAATTCTTCTGTGTTGTTGAACTTATCATAACCAATTTGTAATTCTCCAGCGGTTAGAGCATAATCGTCTGTGCCACCAGTGAGTGCGTCAATTGTAGTAGGAATAACTGAACTGTAAGCAGTTGTTATATTTGTACCCCAGTTACTACCACCAGAAATATGATCTGTCCAGTAAATGTAGTTTGAACCTTGGAAAATAGCATCAGGATAATAATTACTAGCTCCTTGAGCAGTCTTCGCAACCGAATTCTTTGATAGATTACCATAGGTTTCTAGTACAGAAGCAGTTCTTGCACCATTAGCACCAGCAGCACCAGTTGTGCAAACACCACCAGCAAAACCAGTAATGGCACCAGATGTGTCATAAACTACAATATGCAGTTCATCATTAGAACTCCCTCCGCCATTATCAGTTGCCCAGTCAGAAGAACCAGGCGCACCATCAAACAAGTCATAATACCGCCAACGCCGTTTTATATACGAATTATCTGCAATAGCATTTTGCAGGCCTTGGCCATTTGGATCATCTTTTAAACGAATTGTTAATACATTAGTTGATGTATTAGCAGCTGTTACTTCATACTCATTAAATTCATCAACTGGCACTGTATTACTAGTATCTGAATAGAAAGAAATCAAATCACCTATATTAAATGCCCACCCTGTCTCATCTGCGTTATCAACCGTAATTACGGTAGCGGCAGCCGCCCCTTCACTAGCAACTTGGTTATTGACGGCTAAATCTTGCTCGTATGTTGTTGCAGTATTGCAAATCTGAACACCGATTGCATTACCCCAAGTACCAGCAGTTCTAGCTGCCCACTCGCCGTGGGAACCTTGTCCTGTGGAGAAACTGGCTTCATAATGGTCATCATCACGAATAAGTATACCAGAATTAGCACCAGCATTCAGAACACCTGAAGCGCAACGAACCACTCGTATCGCATCTGAATATTTTAAAAAGTTTGCAGCTGTAAACCACGTTTCAAACTGATTGCTTGATGATTGAGGTTTACCAAAAATCTGCAAAAGTTGCTCTTCTGAACCAAGAGAGGTTACAGAACCTACAGGGCCTTTTTGGAATGAACCAGCAATAGCACCAATCGTAGTTTGAACAGCAGGAATAACATTCGTTAGATCAATTTCTCTAACATGTACGCCAGGCGAAACTAAAAATCCCATTTTCTTTACTCCTTATCTAAGAGTTTTTGTTTTACATTGATATTTATAAAAAATCAATTCCTAAAATCATTTTTTATAAGTGTTATAACATATAAATAAAAACATGGTAAATGCTCATTATGAAAAGTATAAAGAGACTATTAAAAGAGTGGCTCGACGTAATTATCGTAAAAGAATTATATTATTAAATGAAGTTTTGGCAGATAGGTCTTGTATACATTGTGGAGAAAGTGAGACTGTATGTCTTAAGTTCTATCCCCATGATGCTGAGATTCGTAAAATAACAAAAAGAGTTGGTATTAATCCCAAAAGCCGCAAAGAAATTTTTCACTTAATAGATGAATCACAAACGCTCTGTTCTAATTGTTGGATAAAAGTAGATAATGATTTGGTAGAATTCATCTAACCTTTTACCAATTACTTCCATAATCCCTTATAACTGGATTCCATCTTGTACCATATTCATCAATTACTTCTCCTATATTTTCATCCTCTAGTCCAGTAATAATAAAACCAAAAGGTGCCATATCTTGTTCCAATGCGTCCTGTTGCTCTTTCATCATGGTCTGTCGTACATCCACATCAGTAAGTTCCTTAAAATATGTCTGATCTGTTGCCCATGAAAATAAAAACATGCAAGATACTAAGTCATCGTTACATCCGTCATCAGCTTGAAAGGAACTTCCTTTTACAATAAAAGTAGACAACTCATTAATAGCATCATAATCCTCTACAATAAGTTTATTATCCTCTATCAATTGTCTCAAATTAGAACATCCTATTTTTTTTACTGCTTTAGTAGTTCTAACTCCTAACTGAGCTCTTCCGCCAGAAAATCCTCCACCAAGAACCTGGCCTGCTCTTCCCCGCATAGATGACATTATTAGATTGTCATACTCCAAATCAAATTGTAAAGTATTTGCAACTTGTTCTCCTATATCATTTATTTCTACTAAAACAAATGCTTGATTATATGCTCGTGCAATATCATAAATTTTACTGGGAAATATCAAAGGTTTTATTTCATTATCTCTATACTTTACAACTATTGTATAGGGCATTTGTGTTATATCGAATACCAGAAATGCAGAATAATCGTTAGATGTTCCTCTAGAAACATCTGCTGTTAGCATATATGTGTGATTTTCCTGTGGTTTTTTATAAAGATCAATACCAGCATTTGATTGAATTGGTTTCCTATATGTAAGAGTTTTCAATTTAGTGGGAGTTATAAGTGTATCAATAGAGCCAAGAAATTCACACTCAAACTCTGTATTAAATTGTGATTCGGAGGTGTTCTTTATTGTTTCTTCTTTCCATTTAACATCCCGGCCGGGAACCTCACTCCAATGTACCTCAATGGGAATATAAGAATTTCTTTTATTTTCTGAATCTGTCCACATCTTATAGAACATATTCATACCATGTGGAGTTGATACGATCATAACTTTTGATGTTTTACCGGAAGATATTGTAGGATAAACAGAACTAAAAAATTGTTCGGCTACATTAGATGGAACATAAGCAAATTCATCTAAGAATATAATATTATAAGAGCCACCACGAACGGCACTAGCACTAGTAGAAGATGCCAAAATTTTAGACCCGTTTTCAAGTTCTAAACTTCCCTTGTTCCATGCCACAACCCCTTGTTGTAACCATTTGGGTAAATGTTCATATGCAAGTTGTAGTCTTCCCAATAAATCCCTTGCAGTTGCAGCTTTGTTTGCAAGAATTGCTACATTCACTGTTGGATTGAATAATACATAATGTAGAAGATAAGCAATAATTGTAGTGGATTTTCCTGATTGCCGGGGGAGTTTACAAATAGTAAACCGATTGTTATGAAAGGTGTTGATTATTTTTTTCTGGAAATCCCATAGATCAAAAGAAACAAGGCCTTCATCTATACTTATTATCTTGACATAGTTTTGTATGAAATATGTAGGGTCTTCCATACATTTAGTATATTCTTCAACATTCTGTTTTGTCCAATTTTGTTGGACATCAGCCCTTTTAAGATTAGGATTACCTAGATAAACTGAATTGCCAGACATTTTTTTCTACTTATCTTTGCTCTTTAACATTTTTTGTAATTCAGTAGTAGACCCAACGAACAATGCATTAGTTACACTCTTGGGGGCGGTATTTGGAACCTCTTTTAATCTCTTCATTTTTTCTTGCAAATCGCCCAACTTTTCAGTTACCTCAGCAACGGTTTTTATTAATTGACCAGCAACCTCGTATGTCCTTGGGTGTTCACTTTCTTTCGCAAGTTCCAATATACCATCAATTGCTGTAGACCCCTTATCTACTAAATTATAAAAGTTTTCTCTCTGATATTTATAGTCATCCTCTATATCTTTTTCATTATCTGAAGAAATAATATCCTTAGCTTTCTCGTATGGGAGTATTTCTTGGGAACTAATAGTTTCTAAAATACCCAATTCTTTATCTATTTTATTATTATTCACCATATTAGTCATCAGGCACCACATCTTCTCCAGTTTCAAGATCATACTCTTTCGCATCTGTAAAGAAAGATGTGGTTTCGTTAAATCCGAAATCATCATCAGCATCAGCAGTTGATGGTTTTGGAGTAACCGAAAATCTTTGTTCTCTTTTTGGTGAAGTATCTGGCATATCTGTATACTGATCAATTTGTGTTGTCTTAATAACCTTTTGAGATGTAACAGGACCATAAAGATAGAATTTTGTAGTAAACGAAAGAGTATATATGAGAGCTCTACGAGCAGTAAAATCTCCTTCATAACTATCTTCATAACTTATACCACTTAAAACTACAGGAACATCTCTTTTGATTCCCATATCAGTCATATCATTAATTGTAAGAGTATAGTCTGGCTGAAAATATGGTAAAATCTGTTCTACTATCTGTAATGCATCATCAGATTGTTTAGCCATAATATATAATTCAAGGTCTAAATTATATGGAACAGGCATATATTGTGTATCTAATTGAGATGCTTTAGCTCCTTTTACCTTTTTAAATTTTTGAACACGATTCAATTTTCTTGTAGGATCATAAGAGAGATTTTTAATCTCAAAACCAATTCTTGGAAGAGTGATAGCAACCGTTTTTGATAAATCTGCATCTTGTCGTAAACGAGCAAGAAATTTTTCCTTCGGCCCGTAGGCAAGAGGAACTTTCATGGATTGTATTATATTTCCAGAACTATCCTTACGAACCAAGGTAATCGTATTAAACATAGTCCCGAAAGAAACTATAATCTTCCTGATAGTTTCATGGTAGAATTGTGTGCCTAGCATTATGAGGGCCTCCCTACATCTCCAAACGGATTCGATTCAGTAAAATCTAAAACAGAAGCACTTTGAACTCCAAAAAGTTCATTTTGTGCTGTTTTATCAGTAATGAAATCTCCTATTATATAGTCTTCCTGTATGAGATAAGAATCATCACCTGTATCAGCAAGCCTTTCCAGAAGTATACTTTCACCAACGGAAGTTGTATCATTCTGACCCATAACATTATCTCCAGCATTTGTTGAGGAACTATCTGTACCATCTAGTAACAAGAATCCAGCTCCTGTAGCATAATCTCCTCCAGCTTCTAATTTTATTGGTTCATTCACATATGTACTTTGTTCCAAAGTAAATTGGTGTACAAGAGCATCAATAGATTCAGTAGTTTCTATTGCATCTATAGCAGATATACCAGTGTCCAAAATCTCTGAACTATAATCGAATAGACGGCATCTTAACTTATATACTGGGTTATTATCTAACTGATGAAATGGTTCATCGTGATCCACAAAATTTATTTGAAACAACTTTTCAAGAATAGGATGATATATGGTATCTCCCTCTAAAGGCCTGTCTGAATCGGTTGCAGCTGTTTCAGAAAGTATATAAAAGTCACTTCCCTCTAATTTATAATCACTATCTAAGGTTCCAGATTCTACTAATATAGAACCACCCTCTTCAGAAGAAGTACCACTTTCAATCATGATTTGTTTGGTCATCTCTTGAAAACGTAACTTGTTTACAACAAATGTAGCTTCACTTAAATTCTGTAACCCAAAAAGAGTCATCATTTCTTTTTCACCAGCAAATCCACCGTCTGCATCTTCCATATACATTTCAATTTTTGCAGCATCTTTAAATTTAGAAAGAGAATCCTCCCCTAAAATAGTATCCTCGTTTACAAAAGTACGATCCATATAGTAGACATCATGACCGTAAATCTGAATTGCTTCTGCAACCAGATCACTATACAAACTCTTTTCAGCGGTTGTTGCTGCAACACCACTGGTATGAAAATGTTTATTAACTGACATGAATTATACTCCACAAACCTTGAGGTGTTTTACAAAGTTTCCTCTATTCATTTTTCTATTACAGTTAGAACATTCATAAGGTTTTCTTAGACCTGCCATTCTCATTTTCCTCTTGGTTTCTAGTGTGTGTTTCAACCTATCATATGATTAACTGGTAATTCAAATGCTAGCTGAATCTCTTCTTCTAATTTGGTTTGCTCTTCTACTGCTTGAGTATAAAGAGTTTCTCCATTCATAGTAACTCCACCAAGCATTGTAACTCCACCAAATTTACTAAGATTCGATCCCCATT